CAAATATCAGAATTCTTAGTTAATAATCAAAGTGCATCAGGTAAACCACCATTTAATACATTATCACAAACTGATAAGTCTAATATTATAAGTATTGTTCAAGAATCTATTAATATATTTAATTCTTCAACAAATAGAGGTTAAATACTGATTTTTTTGTAACAATAATGATATTTATATAAAAAGAATTTTATGAGTACAAAATTATTATTAGATAGTTATTTAGGTAAAAATACTAAAGTTACTGAAAAAGATATGGGTGACGGTTCTAAACAAGTATGTGATTTAGATACTGGTGAATGTTATATTGTTAGAATGAAAGATGGTTTAATTGAGAGAGTTGACAATACAATGAAAACAAATAAAAAAATCCAAGTTGAAACATTAACTGGTGTAAAACAATTATTAAACGGATAACATTATGGCAATTGATAAAAAAATTATTAAAGAATTAAATAGATATAATTCTATTAACAAATATATTACAGAACAAGAAGCAACATTACCTCCACCTCCGGCTGGAGATGTTCCTCCTACACCTGAGATGGGACCATTACCTGCACCTGAAATGGGTGCAACACCTCCGACTCCACCAGTAACAGGTGCGACTCCTGTGGATATTGCTGCAGACCCTGATGTCGAGAAAGTTGGTGAAGAAAAAAATAAAGTAGAAGAAATTGATGTAACAGAATTAGTTAAATCTCAAAAAAGTGTTGAAAAGAAACAAGAAGATTATTTTGAAAGTTTATTTCAACATCTAAACACTTTAGAAACGAAATTGGGTGAAATGGACTCTATTGTTAATAAATTGAATGATTTAGAATCAAAAGTAGAAAAATATAGACCAAAATCCGCTCAAGAAAAAATGGATTTAAGAACTATTGATTCAGGACCATTTAATCAAAAACTTTCAGATTTTTTCCAAGACAAACAAGAGGATTTTGAAAAAACAGGAAAAAATGAATACATCTTAACCCAAGATGAGGTTGAAAACTATTCTCCTTCTGACATTAAAAAAAGTTTCAGAAGTTTTGAAGATACAGACAACCAATTTACACAAATCAAGTAATTTTTTTTTAAAAATTTATTTGACAAACTCACGGCTGACACTTATACTTACATAAACAATTAAATATTTTAACTATGGCGACAAACAGTTTAGACGCAGTACTATCACAGTACGAAAAATCACAACAGGGTACATCCACCTCAAAAATGTCTCAGGACGAAAGGATGAAAAAATACTTCGCAGCAATCCTTAGCGATAAAGAAAAACAAGGACAAAAAAGGTTGAGAATTCTACCAACCAAAGACGGTTCTTCTCCGTTTAAAGAAGTTTGGTTCCACGAAATTCAAGTGGACGGTAAATGGCTAAAGTTTTATGACCCGGGTAAGAACGATAATGAACGTTCACCATTAAGTGAGGTTCATGAAGAACTTATGTCAACAGGTAAAGAATCTGATAAGAAACTTGCCGCACAGTATAAACCTCGTAAGTTTTATATTGTAAAAGTTGTTGATAGAGATGCAGAACAGGATGGTGTTAAATTCTGGCGTTTTAAACACAATTATAAAAACGAGGGTATTCTTGACAAAATCATCCCTATTTTCAGAGCGAAAGGTGATGTTACAGACCCTCAAAAAGGACGTGATATTATTTTAGAATTAACCAAAGCTAAAACACCAACAGGTTCGGTATATACAGTTATTCAAACAGTTATGTATGATGACCCAGCAACACTTCATGAAGATGAAGATACCGCAAAAACATGGATTGAGGATGAATTAACTTGGGAAGATGTTTACTCTAAAAAACCTGTAGAATATCTTGAAGCTATCGCTCGTGGTGAAACACCAAAATGGGATAGTGAAAAAGGTGGATATGTATACGGTAACTCGGATTCAAATGAAGATACTTTTGGTGGTAAATCAAAAGCTTATACAGACCCACAGTCTGAGTCAGAACCTGATGAAGACATGCCATTCTAATTTTATTAACTGAGCTTGGACATTAACATAGACAAAATGTCCAAGCTCTTTTTTTTTAACAAAAAAATACATTAAACATGGACAAAAAAACAAATATTTCCGAAAAACTTTACAATGCGTTACGTTTAAAATATCAGGCAGATGCGGCTGACGCTGAAGCATCATTATTAGTTTATTTCACAAATCCTGTAGGTATAGGTGAACATCCACAACATATAGAGGAGATGGATAAACTGGTTGAAAAAATTGCAAATGCTAATGATAAATTAGAAAATTTAGAGAAATTTTACAAATATAACTAATATATGATTTCTGTTCTTACTTTAACTTACGGTAGAAAAACACTACTTGAGGAATGTATATTTTCATTTTTAGAACAGAATTATGATGATGGTGAGATGGTCATAATTAATGATGACCCAAAAGTCAAATACAGGATTATACATCCAAATATTAGATGTTTCAATTTAAATGAAAAAATTGATAATATTTCACAAAAGTTGAAATACGGATTTAATCAATGTAACTTTGATTATATCTACAGATTAGATGATGATGACTTATTAGCACCAAACGCATTAGAATTAGTAGAAAAACAAATTAAAGAAAACCCAAACTACGAAATTTATAGACGAAGTAGTCATTATTACTTTGAAAATAATAAATTTGTTGATATTAAGGGTAATGTTAATAACGGAAATGTTTATACCAAAAAATACATTAATAGAATTGTATTTCCTGAAAAAAGTTTTGGTGAGGACTACGACATAACATTTAAATTTAATGGAAAAATACATGAATCAAAAGACAACCCCACTATGATTTATAGGTGGGGTATGTCTACTTATCACGTTTCAGGTATGGGTGATATCCCTCAAGAGAAAGTTAATAAATGGGTAGATAAATTATCAGAAAAAAATGGGGGTGATATTGATTTATACCCAAAATTTAACGATAATTATTACGAACAATTAAAATAAAAATATATGGCAATTAAAAAGAATGATTTTAAATCACTTAAAGATAAGTTTTCAACATCTGCAAAATATAAACAACAAAGATTTTTTGATTTAGGTTCTGAGTTTTTGGATGCGGTAGGATTACCTGGTCCTGCAATTGGGCACATTAATATGTTTTTAGGACATAGTGATACGGGTAAGACAACGGCATTAGTTAAAACTGCGGTAGATGCTCAGAAGAAGGGTATTTTACCTGTTTTTATTATTACAGAACAGAAATGGTCTTTTGACCATGCTAAATTAATGGGATTTGAATGTGAACAAGTAGTTGATGAATTAACAGGTGAAGTTGATTGGGATGGTTTTTATCTGTTCAACAATAATTTTAATTATATAGAACAAATTACAGATTATATTAATTCAATGTTAGATGCTCAAGAGAAAGGTGAATTAGATTATAGTTTGTTATTTCTTTGGGATTCTGTTGGTTCAGTTCCTTGTAAAATGACATATGAGGGTCGAGGTGGAAAACAACATAATGCTGCAGCTTTGGCGGATAAAATAGGTATGGGTATTAATCAACGTATATCAGGTTCACGTAAAGCAGAATCTAAATATGAAAATACTTTAATTATTGTAAACCAACCTTGGGTTGAGTTACCTGATAATCCGTTTGGTCAACCTAAAATTAAGGCTAAAGGTGGTGAAGCGATTTGGTTAAACTCATCATTGGTATTCTTATTTGGTAATCAAAAAGGTGCTGGTACAACTAAAATTACAGCAACTAAAGATAAAAGAACAATTAAATTTGCATCAAGAACAAAAGTTTCTGTTATGAAGAATCATATTAATGGTCTTGGATATGATGATGGTAAAATAATAGTAACACCACATGGATTTATCGCAGGTAAAGATGCAACAGAGGAAAAAACAAATATAGAAAAATATAAGAAAGAATACGCTGATTATTGGAAAGAAATTATTGGAACTGATGGTGACTTTGTTTTAAAAGAGGAAAAAGAAGATAATGAGTAAAAAAAGTTATAATATTTATACTTTTTATAATTTATTAGATATTTATTAATATGGGAAGAAAAAAAATTGATGAGAAAGAAAAAAAAATAAAGATTGGAGTTTCCGTAGACCCGGAATTGCCTAATTATTTTAAAGAGAAGTCAATTAACCTTTCTTCCTTAGTTAATAAACTATTGAAAGAATATATTAAAAAAGGAAACAAGATTTTAGAACCCTTAAATGAAAATAAAGAGTGACCAAAACACTTATAATAGATGCGAACAATCTACTGAAAATTGGTTTTCACGGAGTTAAAGATTATTATCATGAAGGTAAACATATCGGAGGTATTTGGCATTTTCTAAACACCCTCCGTAAATTTATCGAGGAGTATAACTACGAAAAGGTACTTGTTTTTTGGGATGGTGAGGGTAGTAGACAACCAAGAAAACTAATATACCCCCAATATAAAGAAACTAGAAGAGAGGATAATAATCCTTTCAAGGAGATATCATTTAATCATCAGAGAGAGAGAATAAAACAATATTTGGAGGAGATGTTTATCCGTCAGGTATGTGTTGAAAACAATGAGGCTGACGATTTAATTTCTTATTATTGTCAAATATCTAATAACGAACAAATAACTATTTTTTCTGGTGATAGAGATTTAACACAATTAATTTCTGAAAGAGTTTCGGTTTATTCACCAAATGCTAAGAAGACTTATAAGTTTGGGGATAAGATTAAATTATATGAAATTGAGGTTCCTCATTCAAATATTCCTGTGTGTAAAGTATTAATTGGGGACAAATCGGATAATATTGATGGGATATATTATTTGGGTGAAAAAACATTGATAAAATTATTTCCTGAAATACTTGACGAAGAGGTAAATTTAACCGATATTTTGAAAAAGGCGGAAACATTATTTGAGACTGATAAAGACAATAATGTTTTAAAAAATTTACTAACAGGAAAAACAAAAACAGGAATTTACGGAAACGAATTTTTCGAGATTAATGAAAAGATTGTTAACTTATCAAAACCAATTATAACTGATGAAGGTAAAACTCTTGTAGAGTTATATTATTCAGAAACTCTTGACCCTGATGGGAGGGGACACCGTAACATTATTAAAATGATGATGGAAGATGGATTCTTTAAATTCTTACCAAAGGGTGATAATAATTGGGTAAATTTCTTAACACCATTTTTAAAATTAACAAGAAAAGAAAAAAAGAATTTTAGAACTAAAAGATAAAAAATGAAAGATAAGTTACAAATAATGGTATTCGTATTGATTTTAGTATGTATAGTTACGGGTTTGGTATTTTTAATTGATAAATCCGAAGAAAGATATAAATACAAAATATCGGATGGACGTGGAAATTTGTTCAAAACAAACAATATAGAATACATGGGAGAGTGTATTGAATTCAAAACAATATGTTGCGAAGAATTGACAAGAGTATGTGGAACATACACAATAAAAGAAAATAAAAATTATAATAACAAATAAAAACAAACAAAATGAAAGACGAAGCGGTTAAACTGGAATTTTTGATGACTGTTAACAACAACATCATCGTACAAAGATTTTTTAATGTTAGGGATTTTAATCCTGATGCAAAGAACTCTATTGAGTTATATCAGTACATTAAAGACTTAAAAGAGGATTTGGGGTATGAGTTAAAGATGAAATCGACTAGTTATCTAGTGGATAACAAATTTGAGATTATTAATAATCCTGCGATTTTGAATACATCATTTACGGATGGTCCTGAATTTTTTAACATTTTTATAAAACAAAATGATATGACAATTTGTCATAGACAGTTTGATGCAAAAATCTATCCACCTAAAATAAGATACACCGTAGATATACGTCCGTACATAAAAAGTATACTTTATAGTTTAACTGACATTTTTTCACATGAAGATTTAACATACGAATATCTAGGACTTAATACAAAGGTATAATATTTATTTTAAAGGAGACAAAAAATATGGCGACAAACAAAAATTTTGAGTATTTAGGTAGTAATTTTCAACTACAGTTATTAAATCAAATTATAGTTGATAAAGAATTTGGAAGGTCAATAATCCAAGTTCTTGATACAAATTATTTTGACAACAAGTATTTCAAATTAATTGTCCAAATGGTTAAAGAATACTTTGTGAAGTATGACCATGTTCCAACTTTTGAGACTTTAGAACAAATAACTAAATCGGAAATTCAGCAAGAACTTGCAATTAAAATTATTTTAGATACCTTAAAAAAGGTTAAGGATGTACCAATTGAGGGGTCTCTCTTTGTTCAAGAAAAGGCAATGAAATTTTGTAAACAACAAGAATTACAGAAAGCGATATCTAAAGCACAAAAAGTAATTGATGGTGGTGAGTTTGAAAATTATGACCAACTAGAAGAATTAGTTCGTGAAGCTTTACAGATTGGAACTAGGGAAGATGGAATGTTAGACGTATTCTCCAATTTGGATGACGTATTGAATGAGGATTTTAGACACCCAATACCTATGGGAATTCCTGGTATTGATAGATTATTAAAGGGCGGATTGGCAAAAGGTGAGATAGGTGTTATATTAGCACCAACAGGTGTTGGTAAATCAACATTTTTAACTAAAATAGCTAATCATTCTTTTAATTTAGGATATAATGTTTTACAAATATTTTTTGAGGATAACCCAAAAATTATCCAAAGAAAACATATAACCTGTTGGACAAGAATACATCCTGATGATATGTCCAATAAAAAGGAAGAAGTTTTGGTTAAAGTTAGAGAAATTGAAGAGAAAATGGATAATAGATTAATATTGGAAAAATTACCTTCAGATACTATGACCATGAGTCAAATCAAAAATTTAATTAGAAAGAAAATGGCGGATGGTATTAGGGTTGATATGGTTCTTTTGGATTATATTGATTGTGTTGTACCTGAGAAAAATTTGGGTGATGAATGGAAGTCAGAAGGGTCTGTTATGAGAGGATTTGAAGCTATGTGTCACGAAATGAATTTGGTTGGATGGACGGCAACACAAGGTAATAGAAGTTCGATTTCAGCTGAAGTTGTAACTACTGACCAAATGGGTGGTTCTATTAAGAAAGCACAAGTTGGTCACGTTATTATATCTGTTGCAAAATCATTACAACAAAAAGAAATGAAACTTGCAACAATAGCGATTACTAAATCCCGTAT